AAGGAGAAGATGTGCATGGTCAATCATTGCCATTACCTGGAGGAGCAGCATCAGTAGCAAAAACAACTAATGGAGTAATCGCAGTTGGTAATGGCTTTGTGACAAGTTATGGAATTTCAGCCGCTGTTGGAGAACTAGCTACAGCAAGTGTATCTGTAGAAGCGTCCAACATTGTTTTTAAGAATGATCTTACTAGCCAGTTGCAAAACCCCTCAATTGACATTGAATCAACTACGGGAGGTAGGCTAGACAATAAGGTTGATTTTGCAGGTGTAGCGTCTACAGATGGAAATATTACGGTTGACGGACAAGAAGTTTTTGCTATCAGGCCTGGAGATATTTCTATAGATTTTGATGCTAAAGGGTATTTAGGCGCCACCGAAGCTGGAAAACTACAGACTGGAGGAGCCATCCTGCCAGGTGTGAATGAAACAAAAACAAAAAGCTCTATTCACGTACAAAATATTTCCCTAGATATACCAGTGTCTCGAAGCCCATTGAATAGACTTGGTAGCTTGTATCCATTTTCCAGAAAGGTTGATTTTCCTTTAAATATGACATTGAGTGTTTCCGCATTGATGACCGAGTTTTCAGATGGAAGCTTAGATGAATTGTTGTGCGGCTCAGAAAAGGGTAGAGATATTGCAATCGTACTAAACACAAGATGTGGAGCAGCTAATGCAATGGTATTCATTATGAGAAATGCTATTCTTGACACCCAGGCTTTTTCAGCATCTATCGGGGACAATAAAACTGTCGATCTTACTTTCTCCTCTCAAGTTGGAGGAGCCAACGATAGTGAAAACGGAATTTTCTTAATTACAGAAGCTAAGAATAAAGTTGGAGCGAATGATGGAGTTCCTACAACTCCAACTCCTTAATATAAGAATTATATTAAAAAAAAACCTCAGGTTTCACGCCTGGGGTTTTTTTGTGTAAATACACAAAAAGGTAAAAGGAAAATATACATGAATAAAGATAAAGAACTCTTAGAGTTTCAAGTGGTCAGGTCAATCACGACGGTTTATAAAAATTGTTTAAATCTCATAGAAGGCCTACAGCAAGAGCATGACATACAATTTAGTAAACTTAAAAATTCTATACCTGAAAAAAAAGAACTATTAAGCCAAGCAGAATACTTAGATCGTGCTCAATTTAACTTCTTAAGAAAAAAAATATTAGATTCTGGCAACGATGTAAAAAGAGAGTTAATTTCCTATATGGAAAATTTTGATATAAAAACAAAAAAATAACTTTATAATAAAGTTATGGCTAAAATTTGTTTTAAAAAAAAATCAATTTTTTTTCATGTTCCTAAAAATGCAGGAACATCCCTAACTGTATTTTTCGGTCGGTGTGGGTGGCATACATTTAGGTACTCCCCAATAGACGGACCTTGTGACACAACAAGTCCTGATTATAAATACTCGAAAGGATGCTGCATTAGAGTGCGGGAAAACATGAAACAAATTGCAGCTCATAATGATTTAGAGAGAGCGCGGGGTAAAGCTATCCCATACTTTGCAAAAAACATTAATTCATCAGAACTTGAAATGGTAAAAAAAATCGACCATAACACTTGGGATGATTTTTATAAATTTGCTTTTGTAAGAAACCCTTGGGATAGATTAGTTTCAGCTTGGAAAAACAGGGTGACAAGCATAATAAGTTTTGAAAAGTTTATCGACACTCTGCCGTTTGATAAAAGCTTTACAGATGCTTATTGGCATACCATGCCCCAGTATGATCATTTGTACGACGAACAAGGAAAACGATTGGTACAAGATATATTTAAGTATGAAGAGCTTGATGTGTATATGGACCACATTAAGTTAAAATTAGAATTACCAGATTTTCCTATTGATAAAAAATGGAATTCAAGCGGAGTAAGAAAGCATTACTCAGAATATTATACTAAAACTGAACAAATTGAAAAAGTAGCAAAAATTTACGAAAAAGATATAAATCAATTTAATTATAAATACAGGTAAAAGGTTATGAAAATAAATGAAAAAAATATACTCTATTCCTTCTCTTTAAATTTAAATAGAGAAATTGAAGAAGAAATAGAAAAGAAAACAAAACGCAAAAATAAAGAAACTGGAAAAGCGGAAGTGGTAACTTCTATAGAGAAAGTTAAGGTGGACAAAGAAGTTCCTTATAGGATAATTATTAAGAAGCCAAACAGGACTGAACTTGAAGAAGGAGATATGTTTTATAGTTTGGAGTTGAATAAGTTTATTAAAATGGGATTACTTACAAAAGCGATGCTAGCTAAACAATACGGAAATCAAGGAGGTATATGGTCTGAAAAGGAACAAAAGATATATGCTGAATTATTATACAAAATGCATCAAAAGCAGTTGGAAGTTCAGCAGTTTTCAATATTCGGAGAAAATAATAGTTTATCTAATAGGCAACGAGAAAAATTAAACGAGTCAATCAGAGACTTATCTTTCTTAAAAAAAGAGTTAACTGAGTACGAAATGCTTCAAAACTCCTTGTTTGATCATACTGCAGATGTAAAAGCTAGAAATCGAGCTATAATGTGGTATATTTTAAATTTAAGTTATTTCCAAGAAGGCGAAGGCGAGGATAGACCTTTTGAAAAAATGTTTGATGGAGATGATTTTGAATCAAAATATGAATCCTATCAAGATAAGGAAGACTCAGAAGACGACTTGTATCAAAAGAGTATTGATAAAATTTCATCTATAATTACAATATGGTATGTTAGTGGAAATCAAGACTCTGAAAGTATAGAGGCAATCTTCGAAGAAATGAAAAGCACCCTCAAGGAAGATGAATCTTCAGAGGAAAATTTAGAAGAAAATTCAGAAGAAGAAAAAGGAAGTGAATAATAGAGAAATATCTTTGATATTTCAAGAAATATGCGACGGCTTCTCTGTTTCAGAAATAAATTCTAAAAAAATTTATGTAAAACATTTAACATTAAAAGAATTTAATATTATTAACAATCTTTATGAAGATTATTATTCTAATGCTATAAGAAAACAAATTCCTAAAGAGGAAGATTTGTTTGAAAGTTTAAAAGAGACAGGTCAATGGACAGAAAAAGATGAAGAAAAATTATCTAACCAAGAGTTAGAAGTAAAAAATCTAAAGCAGACTTTACAAAAAGTATTTAGAGGATTTGAAAAAGAGTCTATATCAAAAAGATTAAAAGAAATTGAACCTGAATTTAAAAAATCTTTAGAGTTAAAAAAATCTTTTTTACGTGTTACAGCTGAACACTACGCTGAAAAAAAAAGCAATGAAGAAGTGTTAAGACTGTGCACATTTAAAGATGCAAAATTAGAAGAAAATCTATGGACAGAAGAAGAGTTTCAGGATTTAGATTATTTTGAATTAAATAATTTTTTTAATTTGTATACACAAGCTATAGAAAAGCTATCGGATAAAAATATTATGCAGACCGCTCTTTTAAGTTCTTTTAAAAATTTAGCATCGATTTTCGATAAAGATTTGTCTAATTTTTTTAACAAGCCAGTCTTGCAACTAAGTTTTTACCAAACTAATTTATTAAATTACTCTAAAATGTTTCGGGCTATTTTTGAGAATAGAGAAATTCCGAAAGATATACAAGACGATGCAGAAAAAATCATTAACTTCATAGAAGAAACAGATGCGAAAAAGGATAAAGCCGAAAAGATAATTAAAAAATCTCAAGAATCAGATGGGTTTTCATTTGCAAAATTATCAAACGAAGAGATGAAGGATCTTGGTGTTGAAAAACCTAAGGGTAGAGATATTCACAAAATAGCCGAAGAAAAAGGAGGGGAATTAACCATGGAGGACTTTATGAAAATGCATAAAAAATAGTGTACTTAAAGTTAAGGTAAAAGGAAAATGAGTGTTATACAAATACCAACCAGTTCGACTGGATTTAAGGAAAGTATTATTAGAGATGCTAGAGCAGCTCAGGCTGCTGTAAATAGGATGCAAATGACACCTCAGTTGAACCCCAAGGGGATGGTTCAACCGTTAGGTAAAATAACAAATGCTGCTAGTGAGTTTCAGAAATCTATGGACGCTTCTGCAGCTCGTGTTTTTGCTTTCGGAGCGGCTGTTGGAGTAATTAATGGAATATCCGATGCTTTTAAGGGTATGGTATTAGCAACCGCTCAAGTTGAGAAATCCCTAAAAGATATTCAAGTTGTAATGGAAGTTTCTGACCAAGCAATGAGAAAGTTTGGAGATGGATTATTTGATGTAGCTAGAAACACAGCAACATCTCTGAAAGATGTCGCTGAATCGGCTACAGAACTAGCTAGGCAAGGTTTAAGCGCTGAAGAAACTTTAGCAAGAGTAAACTCAGCATTAGTGTTAAGTAGGTTGTCAGGATTAGACGCTGTAAAGTCAACAGAAACTTTAACAGCGGCAATAAACTCGTTTAATAAAGAGGGTATAACCCACGAGCAAATTGTTAATAGAATGGCGAATGTTGATGCCGCCTTTGCTGTGTCATCAGCTGATTTAGCTGAAGCGATATCTAGAGCAGGAGCTGTTGCTCAGTCATCTGGAGTTTCATTTAACGAATTATCGGCGGTGATAACCGCTGTTCAACAAAGAACAGCTAGAGGGGGGTCTGTAATAGGAAATGGATTTAAGAGTATATTTACAAGAATTAAAAGGAGTGGTGTTAGAGAAGCTTTGGAAGAAATTGGGGTAGCAACAAAAAATTTAGATGGATCTTTTCGTAGTGGAATGGACATAATATTAGATTATGCAAATGTATATAAAACTTTATCAGATAGTCAGAAAGCTTATACATCCGAGCAATTAGCGGGGGTTTACCAAATTCAAAATTTACAAGCATTATTACAAGATTTAAATAGTGGGTTCTCTATATACAATAAAGCTCTTGGTGTTGCGAATAATACAACAAACGAAGCTATACAAAGAAATGAACAGTTAAATACAACTTTGGATGCTTTGTTTAAACAAACAACGCTAAGCTCTCAAGAGCTAGCAGCTTCAATTGGAGACTTAGCCCTATCAGGAAACTTTAAAGAAATTCTAAAATTTCTAGATAATTTAGCTCAAAAACTAAATTCTATTTTTTCTGAAG